GGGTAGCCGAGCGATGAGCTCGGCGATGGACTTCTCGATGGTGTCGGTGATGGCCATAGACACCTCCTTTCCTCTGGTACCTAGCGCCGGCGAGGTGCCGACCCCTCCCCACGGTTGCTAGGGAACCAGTGGTCCTGCCACGATACGCACCACGCGGTTGCTGTGGGCAGTGGTCGTGGCTTCGCCTCGAGGCATGATGCGGCCGATCAGCTGTCGCCGCATCGAATCATCCTCTGTGTCGTCGAGGATGACCAGCGTGTCGCACACCTTGTCGAGCCCGTCAGTCCCTGTTGCCAGGGTCTGCGTGCCGACCAGTGCGTTCATGCGATCCAGCTTGAAGTCCTCGATCGCCTCGTTCTTGGCGACCTTGGACATCTTGCCGTCCACTGCCAGAGCGGAGTAGCCCGCCTTGTGCAGTGTCTCGACTGCGGCGTGAGCCACAGCCGTGTGCACGGCGAAGACCAGCACAGGGGTGGGGGAGTCCATGATCTGTGCGAACAGGACAGACGCCACCTCCGGGTGCAGAAAATTTTCCGGCGTCACCAGCATGTGGTCGATGACCGTGTGCTTGCGCTCGATGATGGATCCCACCATCTTGCGCCGGCGACGGTCGATGCACAGAGTGACGAGCTCGGCTGGGATCTCCAGCTTCAGCTCGACGTCCTCGATGTCGTACACGAGATCGTCCTCGATGTACTCCACGTTGGGCAGGTCGGCCAGGAACGTGGCCGCGTCCGGGTAGTGCAGGAACCCTGTCACCCTGGGCACATGGCCGAAGGGGTTGACCTCCGTGCCGCAGTGCCGGTAGATGAACGACAGGTAGCCACCCTCGGTGGCTCGACGATCGGTGATCCGCTGGATGCAGTAGCACCGCTCGACGTCGTTGTAGTTCGGCGTCGCCGAGCAGATGATGATCGGCGCCATGAGTGATGCGGCGATCTTCTCCAGCTTCTTGAACCCTGCGGCTTTGTAGCCGCCGAGCATGTGGAACTCGTCGACGATGACCGGCGTGTGCCGGGACAGCTTCGTCTCCTTCTGTCGGAGCTTGGCGTGCGACATGATCGTCAACACCCCGGTGTAGCCCATGGCCCGGGCCGTGCTCTCCCAGTGCTTGTGCGTGGTGGGAGGTGCGATGATGACGCACTCGGTGTAGCCCAGGACGTGGACCGCAGCGAGCGCGGTCCTTGTCTTGCCGGCGCCTGTCTTGTAGTACAGGCACCAGCGCTGCGCCATGGACGTGTGCTTCTTCGCCTCGATCTTGGTCACGCTGGCACGCTGGTAGTCGTGCAGCGGGACCTTGGTCTCGAAGGCGTAGACCGTGGTGTCAACCACGAGGCACCTTCCTTCCGGCCGAGAGGACTCGACCCGCAGTGGTGTCCGGGAGGTAGCCGTCCGCGTACAGCACCTCGTGAAGCGGGTGCGGGATCAGGACGATCTCTCGGGCTCGAGCCGTCTTGGGGTCACGACGGGCGCGATCGCCGTCGAACAGATCCGACAGCTTCAGGTGGTCACTCATCGCATGTCCTTGAGGCGGAGGTACTCGCCCACACTGCGGGCGTGCACCATGTCGTCCCCGACCAGCTCACGGAAGATGGCGAGGTAGCCCTCGATGTCGTCGCTGTTGTCGGAGTAGGTCGGGCACTGGTTCGTGCGGACCATCTTGGTGATGATGAAGATCAACGGCACCTGCCAGGGCTGGACCTCGTGGTCCAGCAGACTGCTGATCATCTGTGCCATGCGGTTGAAGGTGTCGGTCGGTTCACCGTAGACGCCGCGGCGCCCGTCGATGACCTCGTTGACAACCTCAGAGGATTCGGACATTCCAGTTCCTTCCATCGGTGGTGTCGGTGCAGTAGGTGTACAGCACCTCGTTGAGCGCCGGGTCCTGCATCATCCCGAGGAGGGCGATGCGTGCGGCCGAGCGCAGGTCTTGGTGGTGCGTGGTGGTGCCGAAGGACCACACGTGACACAGCTCCATGAGCTCCTTGGTCACGACCTTCTTCACTCCGGTGTTGCGAAGCAGCTTGCCGTCCAGTGCCTGGCGGAAGTCCGCGTTGGCCTGGACCATCCGCTCGTCCGTGCTGAAGCCGGACCTCGGGATGTAGTACTCGATGAAGATGTCGAGCGTGACGAACTGCTTGTGTTCGGTCAGACCCTCGATGTCAGCTCGGGACTGTTGCGTGTTGAGCCCGTCGACCACACGGTGGGCGACGGTCAGCTCACGCCTGTCGGCGTCGAAGTCCAGCATGACGATGCCGGTGTGCACGATGCCGGGGTCGACACCGATCACGGTTGGGCTATACATTGGAACCACTCCTTCGGTGGATGGACGGTGGAGGCGGGGCCAGGCTGGTCACCTGGCCCCGCCTTGCTACTTGGTGTAGCGGTAGTCGTGCTTGACCTCGACGCCCATCGGGAGCATCGGGTGCGTCCTCGAGGAGGACATGCAGTGCTCCATCTGAATGATGACCTGGTTCATGGTCACAGCACCAGGCACCCAGTCGACCACCACCTCGTCATGGAACTGACCGATAATGGTGGCGTTGGGCATGGAGTCGATCGCGTACTTGAGCATGGCCAGTGACTCGAAGAAGATCTCCCGGCACATGGACTGCGTCAGGATGCCGGCCAGCTTCCCCCCGTACAGCTCGTAGAAGCGGGGACGCTTGGTCTTCGGGTCGATGAACTTCGGCTTCCACGGCTTTCCACCCACGAGCGAGCTCGGCTTGTAGTAGCCGATGTTGCGCCCGCGCAGGTAGCACCCGTGGAACACCCGGGACATCAGCTTGTCCCCGCTCTTCCACATCTCCATGCGGAACGAGCGGGCACCAGGCACCTGATCCACGAGGGACGCAGGTGTGTCACCTGGCACGAAGTGGATCGAGATCCCGTTCGCTGCGTTCACGAACGTGGCAATGCCCTTGTCGACTGCCTCGAACAATGCCTCGCCCAGCTTGGACCAGAACTCCACGGTGTTGGGGTTGGCATCACGCCAGTCCCTCACCAGCTGAGCCGCCTCGGTCTCCGTCATCTCGACGTGCATCTTGGCGGCAAAGTCCTTGACCGCCACGGGCCCAGCACCGTACCCGCAGGACAGCTCACCCACCTTGCCGGTGGTGCGCTGCTCCTTGGTCACGTAGAGGACGTCGCCCAGCCTGAAGATCTTCATGGCCTGTGCCTTGTACACGTCCTCGCCCCTGGCATAGGCGTCGGTCTTCCACGTCTCGCCGGCCAGGTAGGCCAGTGCACGTGACTCGATCGAGGCGAAGTCCGCCACGAGGAGCTGACCCTTTGGGTCCGACGACGTGAACACCTGGCGCAGGTTGCCGCCGAGGTCGTCGTTGGTCCAGCCGTACTTGCCGTGGTGTAGCTGGTCCATGTCCCGCACGTGTGCCAAGCGTGGCAGGTTCTGCATCTGGATGGACCGACCACTGGTGCGCAGCGACTGCGGCGCACCAGCGTGGACGTACTGGTCGTACACCCTGCCCTCGTACTGCGTGTCGAGGATGGTCTTGAGCTTGGTCAAGCTCGACCCACCCAACGCCTGCTTGGTATACAGCAGGTCCAGCACCTCGTGCTGCTCGTGCTTCAGGCCTACAGTCTTGCGTCGCTTCTCGAGCCGGGCGATCATCTGCTCGACGTGCTGCTTGTCGAACGAGGTGGCTCGCACGCCACGATCGGCGCACCACTTCTTCACCTGGGCATGGCTGCCGATGTTGAAGTCGGTGCCGTACTCGCTGGCGAAGTCGTCCTTGATCCGGTCGAGGTTGTCGTTGTACCTGTCGCGCATCTCCTCAACTGAGGCGACGTCGACAGGCCAGCCCGCCTCGTTCATGTCGAGGGTGATCTGCGCGTAGCGCATCTCCTTCTCGAACAGGTCGGGGTCTCCGCCCCAGTCGAGGACGATGCCACGGCTGAGCTCGGCGTCACGCTCGCAGTACTTCTTGTACTGCTCCCACTTCTCCGGGTTGTCGACGATGAGGCTGCGGTCGAACTCGTCGTCGACCTGGTCCTTCTGCTTCTTGGCGAACAGGTTGAGCAACGACCTGTCCTCGTCGAGCTTGTCGATCTGCATCAGCTGCCGGGCTGCCCCGGCCAGGTGCCTGTCGGCACCAGCCACGGCAGCCACGACAGCTGAGTCGATCAACGGGTGAGCAGGCGTGATGCCCATCCACTTCAGGACAGCCGACTCGAAGCCGGCGTTGTGTGCGCTGATGCGCCACGCACTGTTGGAGATGAA